TAATGTTGTTAGGTTGGAGATTTACCCGACAGGGGCAAGCAGTCCTTCTTCTGGGGATCAATTTTTGGTGACAATTATAGGATGACAAATGTTCTTGAACAACTTGGGGGTCAGGAAGCGATGGAGGGAGTGGCGAGAGATTTAATGGGCGAGTATGGCTGGCTCTTTGTGTGTGCATTTGTGGCACTCATGGCCAAAGACATATTGATGAACATGGTGCAGGGCATGATGGTTTTTGTGGGCAACGAGTGGAAGAACGATGAGATTTTATACCTGTCAGGAAGGAAGGCACGGGTGATTCGTAAGGGTTGCCTAAACACTACATTCCAGATGGATGATCGCTTGACTTCAATGATCGTTCCAAATTCGCAACTCAAAAGTTTAACCGTGGAAAGAAGACTGCCAAACGGTCATGCCGAAATGTATTTACCGAAAGGCCCAGAGATGATGGGGCCGATGGAAGTGAAGATTGTTGAATCGGGGGCGAAGAAAAAGCGATGAGGGATTATGATCCAGATGCGATGTTTCCTCGCAAGCCAAAGCCAAAGTCAAGGGTTGATGGAAAGGCTATACGCTGGATCATTATAGTTGCCTTGGCAGCGATGGCAATTTGGGTTGGGGCGGGATGCAAAAATGTTCGCTCCATAGACGCAGGGTTCGGTGGGTTGGAGGTGGAGTATTGGCCAAGCCATCCCTCGCAAGAAGACAAATCAATTTTTGATTTTGGTATGACAACAAATAGGTTGAAGGCTGTTCCAGCAAGCTGGGATGCCCCGGCAAATTGGAATGGGCCTTTGTTGATGCCAATGAAAAGGAAATAATTATTATGGCTAAAATACGATATGACGTTACCCGATGGGACGTTTCAGTAGTTCACGACAGTCATCCCACAGAAGCGGGGTGTGTCGATTCGGTGATCCTCGGCGTGACTGCCTTGGAGCAGGAGAGTGGTAAATCCGCATATAAAGATGAACGCATTAGTGTTCCTCATCAACCGCTTGCAGAGTTTGAGGCGGGAGCGGAAGCCTTCATAGAAGGGGTGCTGGGGTCACAGGGTTGGTATCTTGAGCTACAGACTCGGATTGCATCACAGATGTCTGCCCCGGTGGCAGCACCGTCAAGCCGAGAGAAGCCTGACTTCTCCAAGATGACAATTGGCGATGGTTATTCTGATTTGCCGAGTGAAGAGAAGGAAGAGGAGAAGGCTGAAGAGAAGGCTGAAGAGAAGGCTGAAGAGAAGCCAGCCGAGGAAACTCCAAAGCCAGCGGCAAAGAAAAAGGCGACCAAGAAGAAAGAGGAGGCAAAGGAAGAATCATCTGAATAATGTCACCAATTCAGGCAGCGAGAGTTTCCTATGATGAAGATAGCCAATATACATTTGAGCAAGATTTGGTCTGGCATATGCACAATGCGTATGTTTGGAGCGGAAAAGATGCCTTTGTTATGGGAAGACCGATGCCAAAAAATAAACTTGAATCCGAAGCAGCCAGCAGAAAGTCATATGATCTTCCAGATTGTGATGTTTGGTTTGTCTGGTTGGGGGCTGGAAAAGCTGCTCTCAAAAGATTCTTGGAAGTTGCTCCGTTTAAACTACCCTTTGTGGCGTGGCATAGGAAAGGCGACAATCTAAAAGTATATCCGTGGGACGATTATGAAAGAAAGGTAAAACGATATGGGAACAAAAATTAAAGCCCCGGCTCCTAGAAATTATGCACAAGAGACAAGAGATACCCTCAAAGCACAGGTAGACCTTGCTCCAGAATTATATGCCGCAGAGGAACGGTTTAGAGGCAAGTATGCCCAATTGGACATGGATATTGCCAAACAACTTGCTCCTGATTTATTGAATTTGTACGAGACTTCACAAAGAAGATTAGGTTCATTAGATAGGGAAACTCTTGCTGCTCAAAGAGAATCGGATATTGCTTCCATAGAGCAGCTAGGAGGACGAGCTAAAGCAGCCTTTGATGCGGCTAATCCAGAACAAGCTGCATTAATGGCTGAACTAAATCAACAAGCCATGTCTGACCTTAAACTAGGGGGAAGACTAAACGCCTCTGAAAGAAGAGAATTACAACAAGGAGCTAGAGGAGCGCAAGCTGCGAGAGGTTTTGGTTATGGCATAAACGATGCGGCTATAGAATCTTGGGCGCAACTACAAGGTAGTGAGCAGAAGAGAAGAGAGAGGCAACAGTTTGCACAGTCTATGGTTGGAATGAATCAGGCAACTTCAGCCGATCCTTTCATGGCAATTCTTGGCAGACCAGCATCCATGACTCCAGCAATGACAGGATCGTTTGTTGGACAAGCTCAAGGGTTTAATCCCGGTGCGATGTTCAGCCCAGAATCCCAGTATGCTGGAGATATTTATAACCAGAATTATCAGGGAGTGCTTGCCGCTCGTACCGCAAGTGCCAAAAACAGAGCTTCCATGATTGGTGCTGGAATAGGTGCAGTTGGTAAAATAGGTGGGAGTATATTTGGAGGAGGATAATAAAATGGCAGATTATTTCAGTAAATACAGAGGAAGAGGTGGCCCAGCAATAGAACCCGGTATTATCCAGATGATGGGTAGTATAGGGGATGAGTATGCTAAAGGAATACGGTCACTTGGTGAAAGTATCGGATCAGCTATTGAAGAAAAAGCTAAACGCAAAAAAGCTGAAGCTGATCTGGAAGCTATTAAAAAGTTCTATGATAATAGTGAAACAACTTTTGACGAAGATCGTTATATTAGAGATAAAAAAATACAAGACGATGCTCTAGATATTAAGAAACAGGAAAAGGATTCGGCACTCACAGCCTTCAAAACAGATCAGGCAGATTTTGAGGATTTCAATGTCATTAGCGATTACGAAAACATAGCTAAAGATAGGGACTTTTTACAAGAATCATTAGATCAGTTAATTGCAGATACTGAAAAAGAAGAAGGTATACTAGGTGTTCGTGAGGAACAACTGAAATCTAAAGAAGGGCAGAAACTTTTAGGAGTACAGCTTCCAAAGTTCGAAAGTGATTATTATTTAGGCATAGCCACTCCTTTCACACCGAGGACTCCCCCCGTGGGCGTATTAAAAGCAGCCGACTATGCTTTAGTAGAAAGACCTGCCCAACTGAAGCTAGTAAAAGAAAAGCGAAAACTAGTAACTAGAAACAGAGAGAATATATCCACTATCCAAGAACAGATAGCTAAACTAGATACTCTTGGAAGAATGGAGTTGGAAAATCCCGGTTCTACTAAAGGTAGAGCTAGTTACACTTGGAATCCAGATGAAAAATTTGTTGTTCACGAAACCGAGAGAAGTAAAGTTATAGATGAAAGATTGCTGTTTTATCAAGGTTTAGAAGAGGAACAGGGCGTACTCAAAACTAGACAAAGCCCTCTTATGAATCGAGATGGCACTTTCACTACTATACCTTTGGGTCAATATCAAGAAGGGGCTTTAATGTCTCGTTCTGGTGCTGAACCAAGGAGAAAACTAGCTGCAAGCATATCGGAAAAAGTAACCGATCCTATGCAACTTAACAGACTCCTAAACTATGGAAAGCAACCTTTAAAAAGACAAACTGAAGAAAGCCTTGAAAAATATGCAGTTGCCCAAAGAGCTTATGATGAAGCTCTGGAAGGTAGGATAGATAAAAAAGACTATTCTAGACGGTTAACAGAAGAAGAGAAACTAACTAGGTTGGTTAACAATGTTAAAGCCGGAGTTAATTCTCCTTCTATAGTGGATAAAATAATGGAATTAGGTAGAGCCGTTGAGAAACCTACTTTCCACATTGTCACAGACCCAACAACAGGGGAAAAACGAGCCGTATTAAGCAACAAATACCATGCAGTAAAGCCCGTTTCGAGTCTTGGGAGTCCTGAACAGCTTGCTTTAACTAAACATCTACAAGGAAGAAGTACTTCCGCAACTGAAGGGTGGAATAAAATAGAAGACGATAGGCAAAAAGCAGTATCCGTTTTAGAGAAAGAACTTCTTGATCTTCAAACAAAGGATGAAATAGAGACTTTGGAAGACCCAGAAATAAAACGAATGGAACAGCTTCCGGCTTTAATTAGAGCTGCTAAACTTCGTTATGAAACTAGATTTATAAGGCACATGTCGAACTATCCGCTAGTATATAGGGATACGGAAATGAGAACCGGGGTTATGGAATAGAATAGATATGCCAATTAGAATAGAAGTTAAAAACCCAAGGGGGAAAGACACCTCTTCTGAATACATAACTTTTCCTGATTACTTTCCATATGAAGATATGGAAAACGCAGTTAGAGAGAAGTTTCCCAATAAACATTGGCCAGAAGAAACTCCTATTCCTGAAAACGAGAAACCTGTTGGAAAAGGCATATGGGATAGGTTTATGGATGCTGGCTGGAAAGCTCACGACCAAGCCCAAAAAGATTATGCTTTTGGTTCAGCTATACTCCAAACCTCTACTGAAGAAGCGACCGAATATTTAGAAAACTCATACCAAAAATGGAAAGCTAATCCAACAGCCACAAACGAATACGAACTGTTAAGCGCGGAATTTTTCGGGGAAACCTTTGGTAGTATCGCTAGAGATATGGCTTTAGGTATATCTACAGGTGTCGCCGCTGGAATAGTAAGCACTCCATTAGGGGGTATTATTACAGGTGGTGGGGTAGTAGCTACTGCCCAAGGGGTTACTGCTAAAGGTGGTTCTATAAGAAATACCTACTTTGGAGAAAGGTGGAAACAAGACCAAGAAGGGTCTCAAAATATTGAAGCGGCATATGAAACAGCCAGAAAAGTATCTAATTCTGATGCTGCTACCGCAGTAGCGGAAGCCGGTGTAGCAATAATGGTTCCTGTACCGGGATTTGGAAAAGGACTCACTAGAGTTGGCACAAAAATAAGTAACGAACTTATGTTTGATGCTACTGTAGGTGCATCAGGGTCGGCAATATCGGATGCATATGCTGTATCTCAAGGGGTTGATCGTGGAGATAGATGGGAGAATGCTTTTCGTTCTGGATTACAGGAAATGATAGGGGGTTCCGTGCCTACCGCAGTTCGTGGAATGACGGAGTGGGGTGTGTATGTAACTGATTTACGAGCAGCGCAAGATGCTGCTAAAGTGAATGAAGACTTAATTGACGATCTAGTAGAAATCCAAGCTGAAGCTCCCCCAGAAGATAAGAGAAAAATTGCTGTAGAGATACAGAAAGCTCAAGAGCGTATTGAGGATAGTAAAAAGAAGATAAAAGATATTAAGGAAGGGAAGGTTCCTTCTTCAAAAGTCCTGTCTTATGATTGGGAAAACCCGACTGGAGAAGCGATTTTCATTCCTCAATTTGATGAGAACGGGTCTTTAGAGTCCACTAAAACAGCTACTCCCGCTAATATAGAAGAGCTATCTGCTGCTGGCAGCATACCTAATATTTTCACAGACGAAATATATAGTATTCAAAATGAACCTAATAGGGCAGCTATAACGCATTCAAATGGAGAAAAATATGAGGTGTTTAAAGATGGTTCTGTCAGTCCTTACCCATTAAAAACGAAAGCAAAAATAGTAGAAACTCCAAATTCTGATGCTGGAAGTTTAAATGAGGGAGGAGAAGTGTCCAATACTTTTAAAGCTCCCATACCCACCACTAGAAGTTGGGCAGAGTTTGCAGAAAGTTTTGGATATGAGTTGCCAATTTTGGGGTCGCAGATCGTAAAACCAGAAAGATATAAAGATTACAAAGGCGACAGAACAAAAAGCCAAACTTTTATAGATAGATACACACTAGAAGATAACGATACCTTTAACAAAGACCTTTTAATCAAGGATTTTCCTATATTTGGTTTAGACATCCATAAAAACGCACTACCTAATAAAATTTCAGAAGGCATAAGAAGCCTAGGCCATGTTCCTGAATTCATGAATAAAATTCTCAATGATCTATCATTAGGGAATATAAAAATAAATCTAGAAAAAAGTTCTGGATTAGGCAAACAATCAGAAGGCGAGAAACCACTAGTCTATGCCGACATTCCCAGAATTCAACTTCAAGGGAGAGAAGGTACTCCTATATCGCTACCTGTTACTGATTTCGGATACACAATACCAACTACTCTTAATGCTGACGGCACTAAAAACTTTGCGGAACAACTCTATGGAAAAGATATTAAGAGCATCCACAGAGTTGTTAAGAATAGAATGGAACAAATCAGAGAAAATAGAGTTTCCGTATTAACTAGAACTGAAGAATATGCCAAGAAATATAAAGAATTAGTTAAGAGTAGGGCAATTGCTAGGGAAGCCGGTAAAAGCACCAAACAATTTAATAAACGAATAGATGAATTAGAGAAGAAGATAGAAAAGGGTAGTAAATTTGTAAAAGAAACTTGGGGTATTCCGTTACCAGATGACGCCACCTTAAAAACTATAGCTCCCTTTGTATCGCACCCAGAAAAACCAGAAATTGGCCCATATCCACACTTTGGGGACGAAAGAAACTTCCCTAAAGACATCAGACCATTTGCTAGAATATTGGAGGGTGATCCTAGGGGTGGAAGAGTTAAAGGTGCGTATGCCGATTTGGATGACAGATATTCGGCTGCCGGGTTTGGTCGCCTTGTCAAAACAATGCTGAATGAATATCGGCAGAGGGAAGCTAAACTACCCAATTCAAAAAGACTAGACCCAAACTGGAAATGGACAGATTCCAAAATTAAAAAGTTTATAGAGGAGTTCCACAGAGTTGTTGCTGGAAATACTATAGGAATAAATAAGGAAGGTATGCTAACCGTAGATGAAGTTAAACGCATACTTGCTGGAGAAAGTGTTTTTAGTGATGTTTTAGAAGGGGTGCAATATATAGACGCAAACGCAGAAGCTGCTGCGCTTGATAGATTAGAAATGGCACTACTTCGTACAGAGGTACATCATAATAGTAGTATAGCTGAAGCTTTGGCTCAAGAGGAGAGAAATACTATATTACAAAAAGCAGAAGGGCCGCTAGATGCTCTTGCTTCAGGAATGCATCAAAAAGGAATGATGGATACTGGTAATTTTGATTATCTAGCTTTTACCTTCCAACAACTTAAAATTGCCCAGTATGCCAGAGATGCCAAGGAAGAAGGCACTACCTTTACGCCTCCTCCTACGATTTCAGTTGATCTAATAGAAAAGAAACTAGCGCAAGAAGTAGCTGAAGGAAAATCAAAGGGAGATTTTGTTAAGTTTGAGCTACCTTTTGGAAATGTTAACATTACTTTAAAAGAAATAGACAGATCGAGAGAGTTTTATTCTAATGATCTACTGTTACCTAATAGACAAGGCCAAAAAATCAGCCTTAAAGATTTAGGTGAAAATGAAATTGAAGCCCAAAAAACAAAATTCTATCGCAAACTCAATGCAGACTTTAAAGATTTAGAGAACAATTTAAAAAATGTTCTGAAATGGTTGTGGTATACAGACACTAGTAAATGGATGGCTCCATATACTAAAGGAGCTAAAAAAGGACAGCCTAATCCAAACGATATTTTGTTTAAAATACCCAAGAAGAAACTAGAAGCTGTTAGAAACATAGAGGACAAAGGACAACCGCAAGCTAGTCCAAGTCAATTTTTAGGTAAAGTAGGAGATATAAAATCGAAACAACCTCTATTAATACAATCGCATCTGAAAACAATTGAAGATTGGATGAAGAAAGGCAAAAAAATAGATTTTGATAGAATACAAAAAATAATGCTTTCGGATTTAGAACCCGCCTTTAATAGAAACAGGAGTCTAATAGACGAGTTCCTAAAAACAGTTGTTGAATGGAAACGAAATAAAGACCCTTATTATGCTCAAGAAAAAACCCAACCAATCCGAAGGCACATGCGTAAGATTTTAGCTGGATTCAATGCCTTGGGTAAAGTACAGGGAGCCGTGTATGCGAATATGTTTTTTAATCCCGGCGCAGTACCTCAAATATATACGGGATTAGTTGGTTTAGCAGCTCATCTGCACCATGTTGGAATACGAAATGTGAAGGAGTTTGCAAAAGCTATAGGAACTAATATTACTAAAGCTGTTGATATGGCTTGGAACGATGGAGTTAAGGGAATTTATAGAACTATGTATAACCTACCTTGGCAAGTAGTTCGTGATTTAATTAGACTTGTGACTCCGAGTAGAGAGACAATAGAGAAAATGGTTCCCCCAATTCTTCTAGATTGGTCTGATGCAAAGTGGGATGCTTTCTATAAAAAACATAGTCTAGAAGACTATTTATAAGAAGGAGAAAAGGGGATGCAACTTCCTCCTGTAAAAGCCCTTCTAAAGAGAAACTTCATAGACAAATACCACGACCTTGCTTCCATAATGGCCAGAGTTGGTGTTGGATTGCAGGGTCAATCGCTAGACGAAAGACTAATGGAAATAAAAGATCATGTTAATGCTGCGTATAAACTAGACGCACTCGAAACAATTCTTGGAGAAAAGATGACTGATCTAAACCTGTTCCAAGATAGATTAGGCGAAGCAATTATTGAAGCTAATGTGGATGTACTTAAATTTGCGGATTGGTTGAAAGCCAGACATGCTCCATCCAGAAATGCCAGAATTGCCGAAATTAATCCCGAAATGGCTACTCCAGACAAACCGGGTTCGGGTATGACTAATGTACGCGCAGAAGAAATAATGGTTGAAGCTACGAGAGAAGGTAAGACTGAAGACTATAAGAAACTGGCAGAAGATTTCATAGACCCTTTACTTGCTGAAACATTAACTATTGCCCATGAGAGCGGCCTGATTACTCCTGAAGAACTACAGCGTCTTCGGACACATTACGAACATTATATACCATTGAGGGGGAAAGAAGATTCTGATGAAGTTATACAAGTTACGGGCAATGGTATAGAAAATTTCGGCCCTGAATGGAAGCGATCTTTAGGAAGAACTTCCGAGGCTCCAACTGAACAGGTATTGCCTTATATATTTCAGCAATATTTCAACATTGTTTATCGAGCGGAGAAGAATAAAGTTGCCCAATCTCTACGACAATTTGTTATAGAAAACCCTAATGATGAGATAAAATTAGGTAGTCCTGACTATGTTCGACGGTTAACAAACTTGACAGATGATCGTCAGATAGTTCAATTAGTGAACGATCCTAATTGGTATAAAGGAAAGGACATTTTAGCTTTAAAAGTTGAGGGAAAGAATAAATATTTGCGGATTAAAAACGCTGCTTTAGCACACGAACTAAAAGGAACGGGTGCTGCTGGATTAAAAGAATATACTAGAGGTGTGGGGCAGCTAACTAAAATACTTTCAAAGCTCAACACTCAATACAACCCGTCTTTTATTCTTCCTAACTTTGCTAGGGATATACAGTTTGCTAGTCATCAACTTTCGGCAAGCCAATCTAAAGAGCTTTCCAAAAAGGTAGCTAACATAATGAATATTCCGGCTTTACTTTCCGGCAATCGAATTGGAAAGAATAAAAAAGGCGTTATAAACGATGCTTTTATGGCTATTTGGAGATATAACGATCCTCTCCAAAGAGGAGATGCTAGGAAAATGCCAACTGATCCTAGCGAAATAGCGATAGCAGAGAAAATGGCAGAACGCCTCGATGAGATGATTGAACATGGGGGTAAAATATCTTTTTATGGTTATAACGATTTTCAAAGTCATGTCAGTACGATCCAGAAACTATCGAAAGAAGTTAATAAAGCTAATGCCGGTAAAGAAACACCTAAAGCTATAAAAGCCTCTAAAGATTTGATTTCTTGGTTTGCTAAAGCAATGGAAGGAGTCAACGGTTCTTTTGAAACTTCTACTCGTCTAGCTATTTATTCAGTAATGCGAGATTACGGTTTCACTCCGCAACAAGCTGCATACACATCCAGAAACACCACTATCAACTTTACTAGAAAAGGTAGGTATGGTTCGACATTGAATGATTTGTATATGTTTTTTAACCCTAGTATACAAGGGAGTTATAATATCTATAAAAATCTATTTCACACAGATAAAGGAAAGAAGATATTTTTCAACATATTTGCAGGAGGGTTTGCGTTAGAGGCGTTAAACCAAGCTATTTCTGGAGAAGATGAAGAGGGTATTTCTTACTATGATAAAATCCCAGAATGGAAGCGGAAGCATAATATGATATTGATGAATCCGTGGACAGGGAAACAAGCGTTAGCAATACCATTGCCATACGGATATAATGTGATTCACTATATGGGAAGTAAAGCAACTCAAGTTGCTAGAGATGGGTATTTGAGATCAATAGGAGGATACGAAGAAACCCAATCCGTACCTAATGCTATGCGACCTTCTGAAGCTGCAATGCATATCATGTCAGCAGCGGCAAACGCCTTTAATCCTATTGGGGGGGATTCAACAATCGCTAAAATGATAAGCCCCGATGTTCTTGATCCTTGGTTAGCCGATCTCCCATCTAATAGAGATTGGAAGGGAGCCACTATTGTTCCAGAACCAAGCCCATTCTCTCCATATGTAAAACCTGAATCTGAAAGGTATTGGCAGACAGTAGGAGTTCCATTTAAGGCAGTAGCTAAAACTATAAACAAAATAACAGGTGGGAACGAAGTGGAGTCAGGCTGGATGGATTTTAGTCCTGAAGCCCTAGAACATTTGACAGAATATTATACTGGGGGTGCGGGTAAATTCACAATAAATTTCTACAAACTGATGGAGAAAATGGCTACTGGAAAAGAAATTATTGCCAACGATGTTCCTATAACTAGGCGTTTTGTCGCTGCTCCTTCTAGTCATTATGAGTTGGAACGATTTAAGGAACTTCGGGAAATCTCACATCAAGCTACGGATTTATATAAAGCCTACCGAAAAGCCGGTAGACATGCTGATGCCAAAACTCATCAAAAACTAAATAAATCTTTATTTAGAATACAGGCATCTATTAAAAGTGCTGAATCTAGAATAAGAAAAGTTAATCAAAGCATACGAGTAGTTACTGCTTCTAAATCTCTTCCATACCAAGAGAAAATGGCTAGAATAAGAAAGCTGAAGCAGCTTAAAAACGATGCTATGCGTAGAACACACGCAAGATTCATAGACCTTGTAAATCCGATATAGTATGGAACCTATAATTTCTGACGAGAGAGTTCGGCAATTGGAGAAATCACTCCTGATTTCCGATCAATTCACTCAATCTAGAAAGCCCGAATCTCTTTACGGTAAACTAATGCCGCGAGAGGCTTTAAGTCCAGTTTTAGAAAAATTCATAGAGGTTATGAAGCAGAGAGAAGGGAAGGGGGAGAAAGGGAGAGCCGGATTCTCCTACCTAGTTCCCGGTGAAGATAAACCTACTATTGGGTACGGGCATCAGATGGTTAAAGGGGACGAGGAAGTATTTAATAAATTATTTGGCGATGATATTAACTACGATGATCTGCTTGGGGGTAAAACTGCTTTGACAGAAAAGCAGATGGATAAGTTAGCTAGACGAGATGCTAAATGGAAATACCAAAAACTCCAAGAAGCCCTACCCAATCTCAAAACCTTCTCTGACGATCTAGTAGTTTCCCTCGCAGACAGTTATTTTAGAGGAGGTCTTTCTGGCAGTCCAAAGACGCTTGGGTTACTTAAAGAAGGGAAGTTTTCCGAAGCGAGCAAGGAGTTTTTAGATAATGAGGAATACCGACAATCCAAGGGGGGATATGGGAAAAAAGGACACCTTCCCGGCATAGCAAAACGCATGGAAATCCACGCCAGAGAAATGCTAAACGAAGAAAGTAGAAAAAAATAAAAATTTTTTGTTGACACCCTCTTCTGCCTATGGGAAAGTGTCCCCTGACATGGGCAGAAATGTTCTAATAACCATTGAAATACCCCTTTCTTTAAGGGAGAAAGTCAGAGCAAGTTGGAAGAGAAACGGTCAAGGTTTAAAGGAATTCTACACCGAACTATTCAAACTTGGAGTCGAGGTAAATGAGGAATCGAAGTCAACTGGAGACAAGGTTCTTAACCCTATGGGGCAGAATCGAAGGGCCAAAGCTAGTTGAAGAACTCAAGTTCCATCCTGACCGCAAATGGCGATTTGATTTTGCCCATCCTGATACGATGGTTGCGGTTGAGATTGAAGGAGGTATTTGGGATCAGAGCCGCCACACTCGTCCAGCCGGTTTCATCAAGGACTGCGAGAAGTATAACGCTGGAACAAGCCTTGGATGGCACATATTCCGATTACCGGGATTCCTAATTACAAAAGAAGCACTAACCGAAATAAAAACCCTAATATGCCAACGCAACACGCAAAACACTCCCCCAGCCAATTAAAGTACAAGGCAGCTTGCCCCAACTGGACTAACGACCCTCTATCCGACACCTTCGCTGCCGACCGGGGTACACGGTTACATGCCATAATGGAAAAGTACGCTAGTTGGCTTGCCGGTAAAACCGAAGATTTCGACATGGATGACTATTCCAAGGAGGATCAAAGTGAGCTTGGTTGGTGCATGAAAATCATCGAGCCTTATGTTAGACAAACAGAAAACCGAGATGTTCATGTTGAAAAGAAGGTAGCTATTCCAGACTGCACTTGGGGTACTTGCGATTTAGTTCTTAAAGTGGGTAAAACGGTTATCATGTTTGACTATAAGTTTGGAAAATCTTCGATTGACCCTCCAGAGAAGAACTTCCAAGCCAGAGCATATGCCCTCGGTGCTGCTTTTGAATTTGAGCCTGAAACAATTGAGTTTCATTTCCTCATTCCAAACAGGGACGAACATCCCCAACACACTTGGAAAACAGAGGAAGTCTTGGGTTGGGTAGAGGAATTTAGGGAGATAATTCGCAAAGCCAATAGCGATGGCGAAAAGAACCGACCCTCTCCAGACACTTGTGTTTATTGTGGTGCTAAAGCCACATGTCCAGATGTAATCAATACTGCCATTGAAGTTGCTGACAGATTTGAAGGTTTACCTGTTCCAATGGAGCCAGACCTGAATGCCTTAACTAGTCCAAGCGACATTAGTAAGGCACTCCAACTTGCGGCAATTATGGAAAGGTTTAGTAAGAGTGTTAAAGCCAGAGCTTTGGAGATGGCTTTAGATGGTGAAGAAATTCCCGGCTATCAGCTAAAAGTCCGTCAAGCAAGTAGGAGAATAAAAAACATTCTGGATTGCTGGACTATCTTAAACCACACTTTAGAACTAGGAGAATTTCTACCCGCTTGTAGCATATCAATAACTGAACTGGAAAGGGCAATTAAAGATAAAGCTCCAAGGGGAGAAAAAGCGAAGTATGCCGCTTCCGTACTTGGTGAACTGGCGAGTGCCGGAATTATCAATCAAGGTGAAGACATACCCTACATAAGTAAAAGCTAATGAGTAAAACAGCTAATAAAACAAAAGAAGAAACAACCGAAGTGGTAGTTGCTCCCGCAATGCCTGTCGGTACGGTTGAAGTCAGTAGCGAAAGCGTCAGCGGTGAGATTTGTAAAAGCGATTTACAAATTCCATCTCTGAAACTGGTTCAACAAGTCGGTGATCTTGGTGAATTATTCTCACCGGGATCGTTTGTCCTAAACAACGAACACGCTATAAGCGATGGTACAGAAGATACTATCCTGACAGTTGCCCATTGGAATAAATACTATATTGAAAATCTTGAATATGGTAGTGACCAAACTCCAGAAACCGCAAAAACCATGAAGGAGGTTGTGGAAAAAGGAGGGACAACTGAATGGAAAAACGACACTCCTCCATCGTGGAGTCCTGTAGGAGTTGCAACTTGTATTGTTACCGGGGAAGACGACATGCATTTCCCGTTTGAATACAAGGATAAGCAGTATGCAATTGCTTTGTGGACAATGCGTAACACGGCATACCGTAGGGCTGGAAGAGTCATAATGACAGCCGCCGCCTACAACCTGAAACAAGGGTTGGAGTATGGTAACTGGAATCTGACCAGCAAACGGGAAACCTTGGGTAAAAACAAGGTGTTCGTACCAGTAGTTAAAACTAATGGTAAGAACGATGAAGAGTTTGCTGCTTGGGTTAGGCAATTGTCACGGTAAGTAGCAGGGGGTAGGGGTTTCTGACGGGTTCCCCTATCCCCACTCTTTGAGGTTTGGGTAGGGTGCTATTAAGAAGCACAAGGGTTAGTACTCCTTTTATCCCGCCCAAACCTCATTACCCAAACATAAACACACAATGATCTTACAAATACTAGCAGTAACCAGTTTGTTTTTCACAATATTATTTCTATCCCTTTACTTTATAGACGAATGAGATTCATAGCAATGCAAGGAACTAGACCAAAACACTACACACAAGTACAAACAGAAGTAGAAGACAGTATCCAAACCGACAGGAAAGCTATAAGCGTAGCTTTTAAAAGATTTGCCGCAAGGCATGGCCTAACGCCAGATGAAGTGGGCAAACACCCAAGCCGGACAATGGATTACGCAACCGATTTTAAAGGGAAAACAGCGAAGATTGCCGAAGCTCGCCAAACATACGGCGATCCAAGGAGAGCTATAAACAACGCTTTGAGGAGACAGGGATTCACACCTAACCTTGTTAGACAAGAAAGCCGCCGCATTAAACTATTTAATCCATGAAGCCAATCGCAATAGATTTTGAAACCTACTATAGCAAGGAATATTCCATAAGGGATTTGGGTAATCAAGGGTATGTAGCCCATGAGGAATTCGACCCCTACATGGTTTCGATAGTTGGAGATGGAATTGAATATGTAGGTCATCCAAAGAATGCCCCTTGGAAAGACATTCCAGACTTCCCACATTTCGTTGCCCACAATGCCGGATTTGATTCAACCGTTTTTAGAGGATGCCAAATTAACCACTACATTCCCTCCAGAATTAAACCCACTTGGGACTGTTCCGCTAACCTCGCAGTATATATCCAAGCACCTCGCAGCTTGGCGGGAGTTAGTGAACAGATGTTTGGAGAGAAACCTGACAAATCAGTTAGGGATAAAATGAAGGGTAGGAGTTACGACACCCTATCCCCAATAGAAAACGGTAAGTTAATTTACTACGCACTCCAAGACTCCAAGCTATGCCTAAACTTGTGGGAAACATACAGCCCACATTGGCCCGTTCTAGAAAGAACCATTGCCAGACACACAATGGAGAGCGGATACCGGGGAGTAAAAATAGACCGTCAAAAACTTGTTGAAGGTCTGACTGAACTTAATTTCCAAAAAAGACAAGCCGAGAAAAACATCCCTTGGGCTAAAAACGCCCCCCCAACCTCCCCCATACAGCTAAAATCATATTGTGCGAAACAAGGCATTCCAGCACCTTCAAGTACCGCTATGGGCAATGCACAATGTGACTTGTGGGAAGCCGAACATGCCGAAAAATACCCAATCGTAGCAGCATTGCGAAACTGGAGGTCTGCTAACAGATTGGTCAGGTTGCTGGAGACAATCCAATACCGAACTTCCCACAACTTAATCGGTACAGACTACCTACCTTTTAACCTAAAGTATTTCGGAGCCAACTTAACTGGCAGGTGGAGCGGGGATACTAGAGTAAACATGCAGAACATCCCAAGGGGGGAAGTGTTTGGAGTTGATATTCGCAGTATGTTTGTTCCAAGGGACGGGAAGAAATTTATAATTGCTGACCTAGCTCAAATAGAACCTAGATGCCTAGCTTGGTGGGTTAAAGATGAAGAACTCCTAAATTTAATCAGGGAGGGTATGGATATTTACGAGGCACATGCCAAAACTACCCACATGCTACCTGACCCGACTAGTAAATTCACAAAGGCAATTAGACAGTTAGCTAAAATAAGGGTTCTGGGATTAGGCTACGGTTGCGGAGCGGTGAAATTCAGAACGGTTGCTAAAAACATGGGTAGTGAAATATCAGAGAGAAAAGCTAAAACAGTAGTTAAAGAATACCGCAAAACAAACCGCAAGGTGATTGATTTCTGGAAAGAGCGGGAAAAAGACTTCATCTCTAATGTAGGACAGGACTACCGACTTAAACTTCCAAGTGGTAGATGGGTTTCGTACTTCAATTGCCGTGGAGTTGGAGTGGACGCTCCCTATCCACAATACTTTGCTTCCGTTACCAGAGGGGCTGCCCCAAGGAATTTCTATGGAGGTAAAATATGTGAAAACATAATCCAAGCTACGGCTAGAGATGTTTTCGCAGACTGCTACTACCGAATGCTAAAAGCCGGGTATGATGTTATATGGACAGTCCACGATGAATTTATCGTAGAGGTTGATGAGAACGACAAAGATGCCAGAGAGGACATAGAAAAACTCATGTCCATTACTCCTGAATGGCTGGAAGGTTGTCCGATAAATGCCGAAGCGATAGAAGCAAAACAATACACTAAATAATATGAAACTACACAATAAAACCAAACACTTCCTCAAGTTCCATAGGGCTAATCCAAAAGTATACTCCCTGTTTTGTCGGATCACTTTTCAAGCCATGAACAAGGGTCTGAAAAACTTTGGATCGTCAGCGGTATTTGAAATCATACGATGGGAAACAAGTATGGTTAAAAATACAACTAGTCAAACACTATGTAATTCTTTCAAACCCTACTACGCTAGGTTGTTTGAAATGCAATATCCAATACACGCCGGATATTTTAGAAATAAACTTTCGGTTGCCGATGAATTGCTCGATATGCCGGTGGATATAGATGGAGATATTGAATACTCTCAAGGTGAGCAGCAACTTAAACTTGCGTATTAAGTAAAATGCCAATCCAAATACCCGTCGATACCGTTCCTTGCCCTCCATCTGGTGAAGGCGTACACAAATGGGTTTACCATGTTTGTTGCGTTTTCCTAGATGCCGGGGTAGAGGAGGCAGAAGTTGAGAAATATTGCGAGGAACATGCCACTCGTGCCTTACAAATAAACGAAGTATCCAACGCATGTGCCTCCATAAGAAAAACGGGAATCAAGAAACGCCTCAAATGGGACAAACCCGAACCCGAATATATCAAGTTCGTCAAGCGAACAGCCAAGGGAGGCTTATACCAATCCCTACTCAACCGATTCACCCTATCACGGGCTGAAGAGATAAACTGCTTCGAGACATTAAAACTTCTATTCCCCGATGATATTGCCTCTGGAAACTGGTCATTGCTTTGTTGTGGAGCTAGTCAATCCGACTTTAGAACTGCCCCACTAACTTTCTTCAAGGACAAATGCCAAGACCTACAGTTTATTGTACCCTCCCCCATGTCTAGCGTTTGGGGAGTAAACCAAAGCGGTGAAAGAAGTATGCATACCCTCGACAACACGGGGCCAAGAAAATATTTGGTCGTGGAATATGATAGAGGGGAACATGCCGATCATGCCGCATTCCTACATAACCTCCATAGGTTAATTCCAATAACAATGGTAGTCTATTCAGGGAACAAATCCCTCCACGGTTGGTTCAATGTGGAAAACCTTCCACTACCTAAACAAATTAGTTTCTTTAGAGAAGCAACCAGACTAGGAGCAGACACAGCAACATGGAACAAATCCCTGTTTGTCAGAATGCCAGACGGTAGAAGACACAACGGTAAACGCCAAAGAATTCTACTGTTTAACCATCCACAATATTATACCCCTATCTAAAAACCTGTATGTTTAAGAAAGTCGAAGTAGAACATAGAATCCAGATTCCAATCTGGTTCTTTCCACAAAATGAAAAATATTATGTGGAGAACGAGCTACAAGAGTATGTGCCGTACACTAAAACAACTCTAAAGCTAATCCTAAAATCATTTGGCCTACGAGGTAGAGCGCACGATGACGAACTCTTGTCACCAATTGACTCCCTAATTGCCGATGTATCCTACACCAAATCCGTAGCCTATGCGGGACGGCTCGCCGGGATAAGGAGAGGATGCTACCTGATGAACGGCAAGAGAGTTTTAGTAACTGCCGATCCAACAATAATCGAAGGGAAAAAAGGCCAAACACCCATAATTGAGTCCGTTGTAAAGCAATTATTCCAAATAGGAGAAGTAGACCAACGACCTCGCATCTATGGATGGCTCAAAATGGCCCGTAAAGCCATGCTAGAGGGTTTTCCAATGCCGGGACAGGCACTAGTCCTAGCTGGGCCTAGAAACGCCGGGAAAAACTTATTCCAAGACATTATCACAGAGATGCTTGGAGGCAGGGCAGAAAAACCCTACCGCTACATGGTTGGCAGAAGCGAATTCAACGGCGACCTATTCGGGGCCGAACACCTATGCATAGCCGATGAAGTGCCTTTCTATGACATGCCTTCCAGACGAGTTTTTGGTTCCAAAATCAAAGACATTTGCGTAAACTCACTCCAGAGTTGTCACGGTAAACATAAGGAAGCCCTAACCCTCTTCCCACTCTGGCGACTCTCCATAAGCGTCAATGATGAAGCCGAAAACCTCGTCATGCTCCCCCCTCTAGAGGAGTCTATCGAAGATAAAATTATGCTGCTCAAAGTAAGCAGGGCCATTATGCCCATGCCCTCCGATAGCCCTCAACATAGGATGGAATTTTGGGATGCCGTTCGTGCCGAAATACCTAGTTTTATCCATTTTGTGGAGAACTATGAAATTCCAGAAGAGTTGAAGGAGTCTAGGTTTGGCATCCAAGCATTCCAACATCCAGAACTGGTTGAAGTACTCAAAGAGATGACTCACGAAAACCGCCTAATGGAGCTTATGCAGATCATTGTAATTCCAGAAAATGGGGTCTGGAAAGGGTCTTTAGAGCAGCTTGAAACCCAACTTTTAGAGGACTCCACATACAAAAGACAATTGGAGAAGCTACTTTACTATCCAACTGCCCTTATGACTTATATGAGGAGGCTCCAAAAGACTATGCCAGAACGAGTTAAGGCCGTTAAATTCCAAGGGAAAAGACAATGGGAGTTGAAATAATGGACGGCAAGGACGCCAAATCTGGAGTTTAAAGGTGGAAAAAGTAGGTATAAAACGACTGGCATTCTTCAAAATTGGCGTCCTTGGCGTCCACTCTGGAAGACCAGACGAGAGAATTTTGGAACATGAGTGAAACAAAAACAAACCAAGTAATATTGTCGGACTCCTCACATGCGAAGCTAGTTGAAGGAGTGGAACGGTTGAAGACCTTCATAGGTATTTCGGTATCTGAAAGTGAGCTTTTGGATATGTTGATAGACAACTATTTGCGGTCTTATCTAGATAAGTATGTGGAAAAATCGCATGAGCTAGTTGATTTGAAAGCCCGTATGGAAAAACTGGAGGGAGCAGGGTATAGGGCTTTTGAACTTTAGACTAGGAAGAGAATCCATGTGGGCATTAATGCAGCATTTATGCATTACTGGAAATCTGACTCTTAAATGAAACCAATTAAAGGTCAGAAAAATTTTGGTAGGACAATCCAGCAACAAGGTTGGACACTACCATCCCCGGTTTTAGTTAGCGTCAGTTAAACTATAAAACTTAACCCGGTAGTTAGAAAGGCTACCATATGTTTTTGGTTTAGGGACAGACTGGGCAACACCGTTAGCTGATACTGGGGAGAATTATGAGAAGTAAAACAAGAGTATTGAGATATATGACAGACGAACAAATAAGAGATGCAGGGTTGACCGCATTTAAATTGCGAGCAGCAGAGAAATTCAACATGGGAATCAAAGAGCATAATCCAAATGGAGATAAAGGTTTAATTAAGATGACCGACTTGCAGCGGATTAAAGCGGCCCAAGAGGAGTGTATGGATTTATGGTTTTACCTATACACGATGGAGCTTGCTGCTTTAAAGGGAGGAGCCTAGTGGAACCGAAGTATGCTAGACTATCTTGGGAGGAGTATGCCCTGCAATTAGCTACGGCAGCAGCGGCAAGGAGTGAAGACCCATACGAGAGGGTTGGTGCTTGCGTGTTGAGGCTGGACTATTCGGTAGCTGGAGTTGGGTATAACGGTGCGCCTACTGGAGTAGAAATAGATTGGAGTGACCGGGATAGACGGCGCGAGAGGGTTGTTCATGCGGAGGTTAATGCTTTGAGGTATGTCCGGCCTGACGAGGGGTATATTCTAGCGAGTACTTTAATGCCGTGTCAGGATTGTATGAGAACAGCAGCCGCCTTTGGAATTGAGAGGATAGTTTATCGAGAGGTTTATTCCAAAGACGAGACTGCTATTTCTCTGGCTGAAGAATTCGGGATAGCTTTGGAGCGGCTACCTGATTAACGGGTAGACTGTTTTCCCCTTGGATGGTAGGCGTTTAATATCCTCACGAACTAAATTCTTAACCCTCCTCTCAAGGTCATCTAGATACTCGTTGGATATTATCGTGAACTTATGGGCGCGAGCGGTTTCTGCTATGGCCTTGAACTCTATTTTGCATTGTTTTCTGTTCCAGATACTCATCGTTTAATTTTGTTTTGGGTTAATAGCCTAGTTCTTTCCTGTCAAATTTGTAGTCAAGGTCGGCATCGTCCCATTGCCTGACTAGTTCGTCAAACTCCGCTGGGGGTAAGCCGGACAATTGCTGTAGGGAATTAAACTTCATACCGTAGCGACAGCGTAACTTGTGGCAGATGTTTCCTAGTGCGATTCCGTCCCTTTCCATAGACAGTTGATGGCACAACTTTTCGTAGTCTTCTTTGGTTTGTCTTTCTGGTTCTTTGAAATGTAACATGATTTAAAAAAATTGCCGTGCATCAAGGGCGGCACGGCTCGCCCGTTTGCTATAGCCAGCCAAACCAGCTTGCAAGGATTATCCCCACAAACCAAATCAGGAAGCTATACCCCAACACTATCATCATTGTTTCCTTGTCTACTTTCGTTTTTTATCCTTTCGTTTATCACTTTTTTCCTTGTGCCATGAGCCGGAAAGCCCACAACAAAATTTCTGTTTTTGTTCTGGCAAATTTTACAGGATAGGCAATTGATTTGTGGGTTGTAGGTTGCTGGGCATACCATGACGGTTTTACCTTTTGGAGTAGTGGTGCAGAGTGTGGAGCTAGTCGGCACAACAACTACAGCGGGAGCAATCTTCCAAGCGGTTTTTGTGTCCGCTTCGGCTAGACTGTCAGCGGATAGATTGATTGTGAAATTTGTGTTGGAATTGATCCAGCCAACGAGGGCTTTTTCTCCCGGTAGCGAGAGGGGTTTGTGAGTGTAGGTGAAGCCCCGCGCCTCGCCGTTTGCGAGAGCTAATTCCAGCGTGAGTTTAAGGTCTAGCTTGTCGCCGTCCCCCGGCAAGTCACCGGCTACGGCGTACCGCCACAACGACCCAGCAGGGATGCCCCGTATTTCGTCCAGAAACACCCTCCAAGGGGTTTTTGTAGCGTTCCAATGGTAGGACACCGGCCCTTGCTCTGCGTAACACCCTGCCCCCCGTAGGGGGCAAGATGGAGGGCATGTTTTTTTCTCGGCATAGACGGCTGGCATCGGGCCGAGTTTGCGGTTTGTGGATCGTGCCACAAACTTGACTAGCGGAGCCACTTCGGTGTTCTCCTTGTTTGTCGGCATCCTGTCTCGTGAATGCCTTTTTGGTTGCCGAAACGAAACACCCGGTTTTGTGGATACGCCATTGGCACAAACCGCTTTTTTTGGGTGGGTGTTGTGTGTTTAGCTTTTCGGAGTTTCTTTTTCTGTTTCATGTTAAAAAAAAAAGGCCGGACGGGAAAAGCCCCGCCCGGCCCGGTGTTTTAGTCTAGTTCTGCCAGTTCGATCTCGGCAGCGTTGTCGATCTCCTGCCCCCGCTCGGCCCGGTATCGGTCGTGCGCGGTCACATCAACCCACTTGACGCCGCAAACTGCGTCCAGTTCTTTGTGCAGTTTTTGGGTGCGGACGCACATTTCTTGCGGCGGCACTCGTTTCAGCGTTTGGGTAACAGCGTTGAACAGATTCCACACTTTGGAGTCCGTTTCGTGTTCGTGTGTCGGCTTTAGGTACTCATCGCAAACCGACACAATATGATTAGGAGCCAGACACCCCTCACGGGCCAGATTCACCACTTTTTCGTGTAGTGTGCTGCAATCCAGTTCGTGCGCTTTGTAGGCGTCGATCCGTTGATCTTGGAACTTGAACGCCTCGCTTATTTTAGACACCGCTTCGGTGATTAATCCCGGCAGTTTTGTCAGGATGTTTTTTGTGTGCCGGTGTTGTGCTGAAACATCGCCTGAAAACGACAGATTGTCGCAGACCATGACCTTGGCCCCGGCAGCAAGACCAGCCGCAAACGACTTGTCTAATGAGTTACGGAGGCCAAGCAGCCTTTTGTATCCCTTGGCGTTTCCGTTGCCATCGATGTTGTTGCCTTCGATCTCCATCAGGCCAAAGAATCTGGCCCCGTTTGGAGTGACCCCGAATTGACGGTTGACAACCGAAAAGCCCTGATTCAACAGGCTTTGCTCGGTATAGCGCACAAGGAATTCATGCTCTATGGGTTGCCAGACTGTCATGCCGCCGTTTTTCCTTGGCGTTTCTATGGCTTCAGGAGTGGGCAAATCCTTGATGGCTTCGCGTTCAATCTCCTTGGCCCCACAATGCAACATCAATCCAAGGCTCATGCTGTTTTTGCTCCTTTCAGGTTGATGTTGATGTACTGTCCAAACTCCCGCCCATATTGGGAAATCAGCCGCTTTTCGGCTGGCGTTAGTTTGTTGTTTGGTAAGTAAGGGTATTCGTCTAAAAACGAATCCTCTTCGGTTTTCGTCATTGGCCGACTTTGCGGCTTTTTAGTAGTACTCATGTTTTTTTATCTCCTTATCCGCAAGTAAAACAAGCGGAACACCCCCACGACACCCCTAACCGGCGGCTTGGTCAATCTTTTTTTTGCTTTTTTTATTCCTTGCGAGCAGAGCAGGGGAGTGGATTATTCAGGGCATGGCAGCGAAGAAGAAGAAGCAGCACGGGGGACACAACAAGACCCCACAGGTCAAAGTTGACGCAGTAGTTCAGGGCTTGAAAGCCGGGAAAGGTATTAACCAGCTTGCTGTTGACAATGACCTTGGCCGGACAACGGTTGCCTTGATACGGGAGCAAAACCGGGATGTTGTCCCCAATTGGAGACGCAACACCGCTGAAAGCATGATGGAGCTTGCGTCCAAACTAGTGGAGCATTTGACTGACACATACGAAGACCTGCCGCCCCATTCTAAACCGATCTTGCTAGGCATTCTTTCTGATAAAATACGCGACTTGACGAGCGAAGGGGGCCAAGTTGTGCAACACCAGCATGTTCACATAAGTCATGCGGATGTGAATGCGCTCATGTCCGGCACGAAAGGCAAGTGACAACCGGGGCAGGGCAGGGGAGTGCAAGACTCATGCGCGGTGGCTTTAAGCATGGTGCTAAAAACGGGCAGAATACCCGTTGTCGTACAGTAAATGTTGTATTCGGTATGTGTGGCAACTCCGGCGCAAAAGGCCGAAACACACGCGAAAGGCGGGGGGGGGCGGCCTTCGGCTTTTAGTTTGTTAAACAGATAATGGTTTTTCATATGGAAAATTTTTTTACAAAAAGGAGTCGCTAATGATTCTGTTTCAGCGTATTAGTACTCCGAAATGGGTAGGAACATGACAAAAGAAAGTCAGATTACAGCTTTTAAAGAAGGCATAGGAGCAGTTGTGGATCGGTTTTCTAGTGAGTTTGATCTTACCTATACAGAAATGATAGGAGTCATAGAGGAGACTAAATTTTGGCTTTTACTGGAGTCTGTCGGTCTTATCCCAGAAGAAGAGGAGGAGGAAGAGGAAGATGACGAAGGGGAGACTTGGAAATCCTAAAGACTTCTAGTTTAATATAAATTAATATGGCATTTCAGCCAACGCAACACCCGGTTCTAGCAATGCCGTCCCAAGAGAGGATGCTGGAATTTAAAAAACGGGGCAAAAAGGGGCTTGATGAACTAGTTGAAATTCTCGAAAAGCGGGAAGACCTTATTCGCTTGGAGAGAAACGATCCGTATAGGTATGGTTTTGAACCTGAAAACTGGGCAGATGCGGATAGGTTGTGGTCGGAAGCCTCGGAACTGCTAATTCAGGGAGGCAACCGTGCTGGAAAAAGTGAGTTTGCAGCTAAAAAGGTAGTTAAAGCTCTGGTAGAAAAGAAAAATTCTAAAGTGTGGGTGTTAGGCATGACCGCACAATCCTCCATCCGAGATCAGCAACCTCTAGTTTACAAGTACATTCCAGAAGAGTGGAAAAACCTGAAGAAAACCAAGATTCAGAATGTAAGCTACAGCCAGAAAAACGGTTTTACAGAGAACACTTTCGTATTTCCTAATGGATCGCAATGTTGGTTTATGAATTATTCCCAAGAAATGCGAGTCATAGAGGGTGGAGAGGTTGATTTAATTTGGGCAGACGAGTTGGTTCCTCTTCAATGGATTGAGACTTT